TTGTCGCACGCGTGAGGTTTGCGCGGCGTTGTATTGCTAAGTTCAGCAATATGCTAAGCACGAGGATTCAAATACAGATTTACGCAATATTGAATGGCGCACCCATACCCAAAGAGTATAAATATGCTCTTTTAAGTTTGTCAGCGATGGGCATCGTTTTGTACATGTACTCTCGACCAAAAAAGAATGAAGAGTATTGCAAGATGAGTCCACAGGGAAACAAGCTCAGCACTACTGAGTTAGATTTGGAGACTGAGACAACATCGAATGTATGGTATGATCCTATTATGGAATTGAGTACTTTCGATGTTCCCCCAGCTTCTCTCAGTAATGCCTCAATGTCTGAAACTCAAATACGAGACTTATTTGCACATAATTGTGTGCGTGTCCACATTACAGCTTTGGACTGCAATTATTCATGCCGCACAGGCGGTGTGTTTGTTCGCGGTCAAACTTTGTTGACTAATGGTCATGTCTACAAGAATGGAGCACGTTATCGCATTGAGATTCAGAATATGATCAAGCAAGGATTGAGCTCAAATCACGTGATCACTATCAAGAGAAGTGATATAAGCTTTCTTCCAGAGCGAGATCTAGCAGGATTTCAGGTGTTGTCTATGCCTCCACACAAAGACATCACCAAATTTTGGAATACTGACACCATGCCTGTTTCACGCATGGTGAGTCTCAAAAGGAATGTTGATGGACGTGTCGTCTACCAAAATGTTTTCGGCGTTAATCATATTAATCAATTTCCCATAGAGGCTTTAAACATTAGCACTCCCATGTATATGGGGAAAGGTGAGGAACTTACTCAACCTGGTGATTGCGGATCACTTGGTGTGGCCATCACTCCACGTGGGCCCGTGATTATGGGTATTCACACTGTTGGTTACAACAATATGTGTGGATTCCCTCATGTCACTAGGAAATGTCTGAGTGAATTCCTTTGCGCATCCACTACTATCGAACATGCGAGTGGTGGGGGTGAACCAGTGATATCACTTAATGGTGATGTTCAACTTGTAACACCACATCACAAGAGCTTGTTTCGATACTTGCCAAATGGCACAGCCCGAATTTATGGAAGTTTTCCAGGCTTTAGGCCCAAACACAAGAGTCGCGTCATCCGAACACCTATTTGCAAAAAAGTTCTTGAACATTTCAAGACTGTTGTCAAACATGGCAAACCAGCCATGGACGGTTGGGAACCCTGGAGGAAAAATGTAATCGAAATGGTTCAACCTACAGTTAATTATGACAGAGATGTTTTACGCAGAGCGCGTGACATGTTTTCCTCCGAGATATTGGATTCTCTACCTAAAGAATGGGAAGGAGAATTAGTTTTTCTTTCTCGCAAAGCAACAGTTAACGGATTACCTGGTGTTAAATTCATTGATCGTATCAATTGTAATTCATCCATGGGTCATCCGTGGAATACAACTAAAAAGAAATATTTGATACCCGATCCTTGTGAATTGTATCCTGAAGGTGTGGATTTCGTTCCTGAAATATGGGATGAAGCCAACAAAATTGAGGAGTTGTATGCGAGTGGTCAGCGTGCTATGCCAGTATTTACTGGTCATCTGAAAGATGAACCAACACCCTTAGCAAAATGTGAGGCCAAGAAGACGCGAGTCTTCACAGGTTCGAGTGTTCCATTCAGTTTAGTAGTGAGGAAACACTTACTCAGCTTTGTTCGACTGCTTCAAAAGAATAAATTTGTTTTTGAAGCAGGACCTGGTGTTGTAGTTCAATCCATGGAGTGGACAAACATCCATGCTTATTTGACACAATTTGGTTCTGAACGCATGGTTGCAGGAGATTATGCCAAGTTTGACAAACGTATGATTGGAGACTTCATTCTTATGGCTTTCGACATTATCATAGAACTCCATGCCAAAGCAGGTTTTGATGAATCTGAATTAAAGATACTACGCGGCATTGCTTGTGATACAGCTTTCCCAGTGGTCAATATGAATGGTGATCTAGTGGAATTTTATGGTACTAATCCTTCAGGTCACCCTCTTACTGTTGTTATAAATTCATTAGTTAATAGTTTGTATATGCGTTATGCTTTTATTAGGCTGAGTGATCAGAACTGTAATAGTTCATTATCATTTCAAAAGCATGTGAAACTTTTCACCTATGGAGATGACAACATTATGGGTGTATCCGGAGATGTGCCGTGGTTTAATCACACCACTATTCAAGAAACTCTTTCTGAGATTGGTGTGGAATACACTATGGCAGACAAGGGTGCTGAATCCATACCTTACATAAACATCAACCAATGTTCTTTTCTTAAGCGGACGTGGAGATTTGATGATGAAGTGGGGGCATATTTAGCACCCCTAGAGGAAGAATCTATACACAAGAGTTTAACCACTTGGATTCCTTCCGGGACCATCGATAAATACAAACAGACTGTTGACGTTTTATCATCAGCAAACTCTGAATATTTTTTCTATGGTCAAACTACTTTTGAGAGACATCATAAATTCTTTCAAGAGTTATTATTGTGTGAACCCTACTGTTACTATGTGACAGAAACGACACTCCCCGGTTGGGACGAACTGAAAGATCGGTTCTGGGAGGCGTCGGGGAAATTGGTCCCAGCCACACAATGTGGTCTTGGCAGGTCTCATTGTGTTAACAAATCGTCATGCAACAATCAAGATTCGGCTCAGAAAGTACGTGAGCAAGAGTTGATTCCAGTCACTCAAAGTACTGGAAATATTTCATCATGTGGTCCAGATGAAATTATTAGTCCACAATCGTTTAACATTCAAGCTGAGGAGCTGGTCGCTCCTGAAGCTGTAGAATCCACCACTGGTGTCTTGGAAACGGAAGAAATCAGTGAAACTGTTACTTTCGTTGATAACGCTGGTGGTGTGTATGTGAATTTACCATCTTCTGGAAACAGTGTAG